TCAGCATTCCCCTTATAGACTTGTCAACCATGATGCCAGTTCTTATGGGTATGTTAGGATTGGGTGCGTTACGTACCGTAGAGAAAACTAAAGGGGTAAAGAATGGCACTACCTAAACCAGACCCCAACCGCTACCGTGGTGGTCGTACAAGCAGTATTTACAAACAGGACTTAGCTCGCTGGGAAGCGACACAAACCCCTGAGCCTGAAGAAGTTGTAAGCTTAGACAGTGCCTTTGATACGGAAGCTGACCCTTTTTTGACTGAGTACGATTTTAGTTCTATGGACTTATCTTCTTTAGGTGCTTTGTTTCCAGAAGGTAGCTCTCTTGGCGAAGGTGTTACGGAAGAAAGACTAGAAGGTTTTGGTGTTCAGTTACAGGAAGATATGTTAGCTGGTGTAGGTAAAACTAGAGAAGACTTTGATGAAGAAACTTTAGCTGACCCTATTAAGTTTAATACTGAATATCAGCAGCTGCTTACAGAACAGAACCAAGAAAACAGAAACCAGCTTTATTCTTTGTATAAAGAAGACGGAGGAGATTTTCAAGAGGCTTATGATTCAGCCCCTACTAACTCTCAGTTGTCTTTTTTGCATAAACTTTATAATGAAGACACTCTGTCGCGTGACAAGTATTTAGAACTATCTGCTCAGGTTTTAACAGCAAAAGCTCCTGAGCCTTTAACTTATTTTGTACAGAACAATAAACTGTATCAGGTGCCTACTACTTTTACTGACGATGATAGTGCTTTATTTTTTGCACGAGAAGTGGTACTTTTCCCTGAACAAGAACACGGGGCAACCTCTGAGCATTATCTAGCGTCTGACGATGAAAACTTTTTAAGAGCGTTGGGCAGTATTAATGATGAAAGTGCAGACACACGTTCTAGTTGGGTAAAGGCTCGTGATAGCGTAATTGTTCCTATGGTACGTACTGCCGCTTCCGTAGCAACTGGTGGTCAATCAGAGCAGCTTTACTCTGCCATTAAACTAGCTTCAGGTGAAACACTACATGGTTCTGACTACGCTAACTTAGCTCTAGGTGGTTTGGAACAAACAGGTGTTATTACTCCCGATGCAACAGCGATAGACCCAACGACAGGACAAGAGATTCTTGTACCGGGCACTGGTTTGGGTAGCTTAACATACGACCAAACAACAGGATTGATTGACGCAATCGGTAACCAAGATGTCTTAGGAGCTGCTTTAGCTCTTGAAGGTGACAATCTTATTACTGATAACTTAGAAGCAATCGGTATACCCCCTGCACTTGCTACCGACCCTGACTTTATTGAGGGTACAAAGGCAGCCTTAGAAACTGCTATAGAAGGTGGTGACTTCCAAGAAGCTTTGGAAGATGGTTTAGTAGAATACATAACTGAAGGTGGTGGCTTTGGTGGTGTTCCTGACATAGACGTTGGTGACCTTTCTTCCGTTTTAGACCCTATCGTAGACGTAGTTGAGAACGTAGGAGATGCTTTACAGCCTGTCTTTGATGGTGTGGAAGATGTAGCTCAAGTAGTTGGTGACATTGCCGAGGACGTACTGATAGACCCAGCAGACGACATTATTGACTTATTAGGTAGCGAGGTAGTCGACCCTATCCTCCAAACGGTAGAGCCTGTTGCGGAAGTAGTGGAAGATACTATTATCGACCCAATAGATGATGCCTTGGACTACGTTGGTTCTGAGTTTGTAGACCCTACATTACAAACTGCTGAGGATGTTGCACAGGAAGTAGGGGACGTTATCGAGGACGTTAGTCAGGGTGTAGGTGATGTCGTAGAAAACATTGTAGAAGCCATACCTGACGTAGACTTACCTAGCGTAGACTTACCTAGCATTAACCTTAACTTACCGCAAGTAACTATGCCTTCGTTTATGCCCGCACAACGCGAGGCTACAAGAACTACGGACACTTTGTTTAAGGATATGTTACAGTTTGAAACTGAAATAACTGAAGCTCCACAGATACAAATACCAAAGCAGCGGCCTGCAATGCCTGTTGCACAGGTTCCAACAACACCGATGCAAGCGCAAACAAATATACTAGGACAGTTTTTACAACCAACACAACGGTTACTAACAGGAAGAAGGGTTTAATACATGACATATTTACAACTGGTAAACAGTGTACTGCGTAGACTTCGCGAAGATGAAGTTAGCACTGTATCGCAGAACAGTTACTCTAATCTTATCGGAGAGTTTGTAAACGATGCTAAACGGATTGTAGAGGATTCTTGGGACTGGTCTTCTTTACGTAATACTTTTACTGTAAACACACAAGCCAATGTTTTTAGTTACGCTTTGTCTGGTACAGGGACGGCTACTAAAACCTTGGACGTTCTTAACGACACGTCTAATTGGTTTATGCGTCAAGCTAGTTCCTCTTGGATGGACAATGCTTTTTTAAATTCAGAACCTGCAAGAAGCTCTCCTGCTTATTATTCGTGGAATGGTTTTAATGAAAATGGTTATGCCATAGTTGACATATATCCTATTCCTGATGATGTTTATAATCTACGTTTTAACTTAGTTGCTAGAACTGCACCGTTTACATTAAATGAAGATGTACTTAACGTACCCTCAGCTCCTGTAATTCAATACGCAACAGCACTTGCTGCTAGAGAGCGAGGAGAAACAGGCGGTACGTCGGCACAAGAATTGTTTTCTATTGCAGACTCTACATTATCCGACGCTATTGCTCTGGACGCTGCTAGATTCCCCTCCGAAACTGTTTGGACGACTTGCTAATGGCTCAACAATTACAGAATATAACAGTAGCTGCTCCGGGCTTTGCTGGTATTAACACACAGGACTCTCCCATTGGGATTGACCCTTCGTTTGCGTCTATCGCAGACAACTGTGTTATTGACAAGCTAGGTCGTATTGGGGCACGTAAAGGCTGGGACGAAGTTACTACCAACGGTTCCTCTGTGTTAGGTACTAGCCGTGGTATTGAAACAGTGTACGAATTTATTGACAGTTCTGGTGATAAGTATGTCATATCAGCAGGTAACAATAAATTATTTACAGGCACTACAACATTAACGGACGCTACTCCCACAGGTTATACACCTACAGCTAATAACTGGAAAGCTGTTACCTTAAACGACCATGTGTATTTGTTCCAAAGAGACCATGAGTATGTTCTCGGTACAGACCACGGTGGTTCGTTTGTATTGGAAGAACACTCGGCACACAGCCACACGACAGGTTCACCGCCAGAGGCTAATGAAGTTTTAGCAGCGTACGGTCGTCTATGGGCGGCTGACGTTACTGGTAACAAACACACAGTATACTGGTCTGACCTACTTAACGGACACCACTGGACAGGCGGTACGTCAGGCTCTTTAGACGTTACTACTGTATGGCCTACGGGGTACGATGAGATAGTGGCGTTATCGGCTCACAATGGCTTTCTAATCATCTTTGGCAAGAAGTCTATACTAGTGTACTCAGGAGCAGAGAGTCCCGCCACAATGACCCTTACGGACACTGTAGAGGGTGTTGGTTGTATAGCCCGTGACTCAGTACAACATACGGGCACTGACATCTTGTTCTTGTCTGAAACAGGTGTACGTAGCTTTGGCAGGACTATACAGGAAAAGTCCATGCCTATGCGAGACATCAGTAAAAATGTACGTAATGACTTGTTGTCTTTAATTCCTTTGCAGACAAACCCCATCAAGTCCTTGTACAGTTCTGAGGAAGCCTTCTATGTACTGACACTCCCAGACAGCAACACTGTATATTGTTTCGATATGCGAACTGCTTTGCCTGATGGGTCACAAAGAGCAACTACTTGGTCAAGCCTATATCCATTGTCTTTTGCTGTCTTGGAAGACGGTACAATATACATAGGCAAGGAAAACGGTATTGTAAAGTATAGCGGTTATTTAGATGGTACTGAAAAATACGAGATGCGTTACTTCAGTAATCCACTTGATTTTCAAAACACTTCTAATTTAAAGTTCTTAAAAAAGTTTAATGTAACTATTATTGGCGGACAATCAACAGAGGCTATTCTTAATTGGGGATATGACTACTCAACTAACTACAGTAAACAAGCTCTAGTTTTTAGTTCCTCGTCTACAGTGCCTGAGTATGGCATTGCCGAGTATGGTATTGCTGAGTTTGTAGCAAGTGCGCTTATTAATACTCCTAAAGTAAATACTACAGGAAGTGGTGAAGTAGTTACAATTGGCATTGAATCTGAGATTAATGATGCTGCATTTTCTATTCAAAAAATTGACATACACGCTCTATTAGGGAGACTAATATAATGAGTAACGGGTTATTTGATTTAACTGGCGCAGCTAGAGGTGCCGCTGATTACTACCTAGGACGTGAGAACATTCAAGACGTTCAACAACTGGGTCGTGAGCAACAAGAAGCTCTTACAGGACTTGCAGGACAAGTAGGGGAAGCTGCTCAGTTTCGACCGTACACAGTCACAGGTACTTTGGCTGACGTATCGGCAACACCTGAAGGTGGTTTAACTCTTGGTTTGTCTCCTGAGCAACAGGCTCTACAAGAGCAGCTAATGGGTCAAGCAGCCGGTTTGTTCGGTCAGGTAGGGCAAGACCCTGCGGCACAGCAAGCAGCTATCTTCGAGCAGATTAGAGCTACACAGCGTCCTGAAGAGGAACGTCAGCGTCTAGCGTTGGAAGAGCGTATGCTGTCTCAAGGTCGCTTAGGTCTATCTTCAGCTGCTTATGGTGGTGCTTCACCTGAGTTACTGGCGCAGGAGACTGCACGACAGGAAGCTATGTCAAGAGCCAGCTTAGGCGCTAGACAACAAGCATTGGCTGAACAACAGCAGGCGCTTGCAGGGGCTACTGGCTTGTTGGGTGCTGGTTATAGACCACAACAGGAGGCTCTGGGACTCTTTGGTGCCGCTGCTACTCCTGCTAGTCTGGCCGCTGGTGGACAAATGGCCGGTGCGCAATATCTCGCTCAGTTAGGCGGTAGAGGCACGGAGACACGTTTACAAGCGGAACAATTGGCAAACGAGTTAAGACTACAACAGCAGCGTTCCTTGCTTGATAGCTTGTTAGGTAGAGAAGCCACACTACAAGAGCAGATAGTAGCTGATGCGTTAGGTCAACCCGGTTTAGCTTCTGGAGATGCTGGTTTGTTTAGTGGTATCTTTGAGGGAGCACAGGATTATCTTTCTGGTCTGCCTTATATCGGCGGCCTGTTTGGTGGCGG